TAGTTTAAGCATGCCAGAAGCACGTAGACGTACAGGTCGTAAACTTAGCGAATTAGACTTTAATCAACCTACACAGTTATATAAAGATTTATCTAGTTTACATCCATTATTAGATTATTGGAAACCTTTAGGACGTACAATGATAGTTAATAGTGGAGCAGGAGGATGGTTCCCACCACACAAAGATCAGCCTATGTTAACAAGAGATACATTTAGAGTATGTGCATTTATATCAAATAATGTAACACATGATGCTTATGAGTGGGAAATGGATGGACACAGATGGCCCATTAAAGCTGGTGGTGTATACTACATAGACACACGTAAAACGCACAGAACACACAGTTGGAAGGATAATAGTATGCATTTAGTAATGAATATTCCTAAAACATGGGAAAATGTTGTTAAGTTAATAAGTGCAACCCTTAATTATTAAACCTTTTGGTATTAATTAGATAAATACTTGTATGAAAATATGTGATATCATAACTGAAGATGCTGATGTAGGAAGTACAATGGCAGGCAATATTGCCAGCGTTTCGTTTCCTATGACGCCTGGAACTAAGAAAAAGGATGCTCGTAAAGCAGTTGATCCTAAAGGATACCTAGGTGACGGTAAACGTAAAAAGCAGAGTGTAGGTTATACAGAAGAAGTAAAGGTTATTAGAAGATGAGATTTTCGCAGTTAGATAATGCTAGTATAGAAGAAGAAATATACGACCGTAATCAAGAAGATCCAATGAATCCTGAAGTATTAATTCAAGGATACGGAAGACTTAATCTAAAAACTTTAGAAACTAAAGTAGAACGTATGTTTGCTGAATTAGCAGATATGGCAAAAGATGGTAACTGGAGTAATGTTGAATATAATCTTAATAAAGGTTTAGTACAATCATTTATTAAAGCTATCAATACCACATATGAACAACTAGAAGAAATCAGAAAACGCGGCGGTAAGAACAGTCGTGGCATTGAAAAAAGGTAACGACTATGAACGAACAAAAAATTGATAACACATTTAATAGAGTCATGGAAGAAATTAACAGACTCCAAAAGGCTTTCCAGCCCGGAAAAAATTTAGAAAAAGCTATTGCAGAAGTAGGTGGCGATATTGCATGGCTTAAAGATATTAACGAATCATTTGATAAACTATATGAAGCTCTTGAAGAAGGACACTATGGTGCAATTGCACATTTAGATATGAAAGAAGAGCTAAGTAAGAAGAAAAAAATTACACCAAGCACTCCAACAAATATGGTAGCAGAAGGCGTGTTAGACGCTGATGACGATGACGGGTTTATGGCTCGTTCACAATTATATTTCTTAGCACGTGATGCAATTACATTACACAGCCAAATCAACGATCAAGATGATTTAGAGCCGTGGGTACAAAGTAAAATAGCTCAGTCAAGCAAAGACATTGATGCAGTTCGTCGTTACACTGAATACAATGCCATGAAAGCACAAGTTGAGCCAAGTGCAGAATTACCGCAAGAAGTACCAGGCGCTGGAGAAGAAATGCAAGTTCCAATGGAAGCAATTCCTTCAATAGACGAAAGTGGAGTAAAAAGACAATTAGAAGATGACGCTGAAAATTTAAGCAGAGATGAATTTATTGAAAAGCATGGAGATGCAGACTTTTACGATAGTTACAATGGAGTAGAAGAAGCAATTGGTGCTACAACAGATAAAGAAAGATCAGAGCGTGATCACGATGCATTAGTAGTTACTGATGCTGACAAGGATATGAACACACCAGCTTGGCAAAGATATAAAGCAGGTGATAACAGATATATCTACAAAACAAGAAAAGATTCTGAAATTACTGAAGGCATGAATTTTGATGAAAAGAGAAGCGACGAACTAAAAGTAGTTGCTAATGATTTATTTAAAAATGCGTTAAGTAAAGCAAAAGCAAAGGCGAAATAATTATGTTTACAAAAGCTCAATTTCTAGATAATGAAGATAACAATTATCACACTGAAAATGGTATTGCGTTAGCAAACGAATTTGGTACTGAAGAAGAAAAAGAATTAATGGCACAAATTCAAAAAGATCATTATGATCGTGGACATATTAATCCAGATGAAATTGAAGCACGTAACGCTATTGTTAAAAAATACTATCCAATGTTAGAAGACAATTCAGTAATTGAAGGTACTGAAATGGGATCAATTGGTGATGTTGATGTAAAGCAATTTGCAAGTAAAGATGGAACAGCAATACAACTTACTGGCTCTAATGGTTATGTTCAGCTTTCTAGAGAAGAAGCAGCACAATTAGCAGCACGTCTAGCAAAATGGGCAGGATCTAAAGACATGGCGTATCCAGGTGAGTATGACGAATCTGATACAAATGAACATGATGCAACTGGTCTTAGAAAAATTTTATCTAAAACTCCATATATTGGTCATAAAATACATGGGCATGATCATATGCCAGCACCAGCAAAGAAAAAGCCAACTAAACAAAATAGGCCTACAGGACCACAAAAAGAAAGTACAATTAACGAATTAGATTTGCTTGCTCCTAACACAGATTATGTTAGAGCACCAAATGGTGAATACTTTAAAGTAAACTACAGAAACACAGGCACTGTAACAGGTGGTGGACATAAAAGAGGCGATAAAGCAGCTTTTACAAATGTAGAAAAAGCAACACCAAGAGAAGTTGAATTATTAGATTTAGATAGTAGATTAGATTACGACTACAGAGATGATAGCGGATATAAATCTAAAAAATCTAATACAATTCATACTGGACATGATCATCAAGGCGGAACTCCATTTAGCGATAAAGACATAAGCGTTTATGCTATGGATACTGAAGAATATGAAACTGGTATACCAACTGGAGTTAAAACAGCATTGTTGAAACACATGACCCAAGAACAAGACAAAGTCACAAACGAAAATAGAAAAAGAGCTATTGCAGAGTGGCGTAAAAAATATAAAAAATAAAAGGAAATACTATGTTAAAATGGATTAAAAGCATTTTTGCTAAAGACGAACCATTAGTACTAACTAATGAAGTTAAAGAAGATGTAAAGAAAACAAAAACAAAACCACTAGTAGTAAAACCGTCATTTAAATCAAAAAAAGAATTATCATCAATGACAAAAGCTAAACTTGAAGAAGTTGGTAGAGTATATGGCATTGAGTTAGATAAGAGACTTACCAAAGATAAATTAGTTACACAACTTTGGAAATCGATTAAAAAGTAGACGAAAGTAAACTAGTAAATGGGAACTAAAGAACTTTTAAGAATATTTCTAGTCGCAAACACACAACATCAGTTGAAGCTGGCGAAACTATAACCCTATGCAATTCACAAGGAAAACTGCAGAACACAATAACGGCTCTTGCCAGAACTGTGGTCGACCAAGTCATTGTGGAAGTGGACGTTGGGAAGAAGTACAAGACTATGTTGTAGACGGAGGAGAATTACGTATGATAAAAGTATGTGATTCTTGCAGATGTCACAATTGCACTGGAAAAAACCATGAACGAACCAAAAAACGCAGATAGTTGGCAGGCTTATCCTGCTCTAAGATGGGTTTACAATAAACTAGATCTAAGTACAAAACTAGGATATAATTGTGGACCAGACACTGTTCCTGTACCAAGTACAGGAAAGTATGTTGAAAGACCTATTATGAATTTAAGTAATATGGGAGTTTCGGCAAAGATAGTACAACTTAATGAAGGCGATACTATTAATACACCAGGACATTTTTGGTGTGAATATTTTGAAGGTGATTTAGTTAGTGTGGATTATACCTTTCGTAAAGGAGAAATATATCCACAACAAGCAATGAAAGGCACACATCATTCAAGAAGTCTTTCAACGTTTAATAAATGGGAAAAAGTAGAACCTTTTCCAGATTATGAGCTACCAGGCTTTGTTGATAAATTAAGTTCAGCTAAACATATCAACATTGATTTTAAGGGCGGTAAAATAATAGAAGTTCATTTAAGGCATAATATAGGTTATCCTAAATGGGCTAAAGAAGTAATACCTATATGGGCACACGAAGATCCACAAATGTTCGTTGAATATGAACAAATGGGCTATATATTTAAAAGTTCAGAAGATGATGCTAATGGAAATTTAGATAGCGGTCAAATTGGGTTTTATTATAAATAGTAGTATATAAAAGGAAAACAATATGAGATTAAGACATTTATTTGAATATGACGATTTAGACAAAGAAAAAGAAATCATTGTATCTAAAATTGCTGGCTTACGTGCAGATAATGAAGAAGACGCTGCTCTACTAGACAGAATTTATAAACTACTTAATAGTGGTCAAATTGGTGACAATATTTCAAAGGGCTTTGCGGCACCATTAGCAGATGAACCACTAAGTGATAAAGAAAAAACTTTAGTTATGCAAGACTTAACTAAAATTATTGCATCAGCTGACAGTGATTATAAATCAATGAATGAAATGATTTCTCAGTTAGAAAAAGGTGGAGTAGTTGACGTAGCAAAACTTAACTCACCATTAGTTTCTTTTTCAGCAATATTTACACACCCGGCTGCTGTTAAGGTTTTTCATGAACTTAAAAATTATGGAACAGGTAAAAAACAAAAAGGACCAGGTGAATATGCACTCGCATGTTTAAGTAATAAAGTTAGACTAGCAACAGGCGAAGGCGACTTGGAAGTAGAAGGCATTGGTAAAGTAGAATTAAAATCAGCAGTATCAAGCACAGGTGGACGTATTGGATACGGTGGCGGGTCGCAAAAAGCCAAACGTGCAGTACTAGACAAGTATGCAGATAGAATTCCAACAGTTATGGCATCTATTGGCGGCAAGGGCGGCAGTTTGGGATTAGGTAAATTCATTCCAGCTCTGGCACAAGATTTACCTTTGAACCAACCAGACAGTGTAAAAATTAGAACAGCAATTATGACAGAATTATTAAAAATGGATCTAGAAAGTTTTGCACAGCCAATTATACAAGCATTTGCTAAAACAGATAATCCAATTGAAATTGAAGATGCATACTTAAAAGCAAACTTCTTATGGTACAAAAATAGAGATGACTTTGATGCATTATTACTATGTAGTTTCCCTAATGAAAAATTTGCAATGATTAAAAATGAAAATGACTTAATTGCATTTAGAAGAGGTGGACATGCTCAATCGACTAGTATTAGTATTATTCCAACACAAGCTGGTGCAGGTAGAGAACAATGGGCACAGTTAACACTTAACAAGGCAAACGCTTAATATGTGGGACATAATTGTACAAATGGTTACAGATAGATTGTGGATTTATACTGCAATAGTAGGTAGTATATTTGGTGCATTATTTGTTTATTGGATTAAAGATACATACATTGCATTTTGGGCAATAAACAAATGGGAATCATTATTAGACTTCCTAGTTAATCGTTGGGGTTGGACATGGTTCAAACATAACCCAGATGCATGGAAAGCAGCCAATCCAAAACTTACAAAAAAAATTGAAGAATTAGAAAAACGTATTAAGTTCCTTGAAGGCAAACGTTAAAAGAAGATAACCAATATGATATACTTAGTATGCACCCGTAGTGCAATTTGTGCTAGTGCCTTAACTTATATAATTAATCAAAGTCCAAAGTGTTACAATTTAGTACACAATAATCTATATTTTACAGAAAAAGGAAAGGCATTTAATGATGCCGTTACAATTAATGATTGGTGGAATATACCTGATACTTACTCGTCCGTTTATAATATTGATATAAGAAATAATGAAAGAATGGATCCTGAATCATTAAAAAAATTACTTGCTGGTTGGGCAAAATTAGACACAGGAAAAAGTATAGCCTTGTTTACTCATGCTACTAATACTGCAGAACTTATTGAATATAAAAACACACATAAACTTCCTATAACAATTATTACAACAATAATGGGTGCTAATAGCTATCTTTATTTAGATTTATTTTTAAAACGTGAATACAGTGATGAAATGAATCCATTTACTACTATTGACGATACATGGAAATATTTATATAATCAATATATAAATCAAGATACTAAATGGGCAGAACATGCAGACATAGTATTAGAAATGGACGAATGGCTAGGAGACCCTACTAATACATATAATAAATTAAAAATATTTCATAACAACAATATCAAGCCTTGGGTACAAGAATACCTACAACGTAACTCATATAACGAATGGGATATTGGCGTAAACGACACAACAAATAAGTTAAAAGCAGTCAGCTACTTATTCCAACATAACCAACATAAACTTCCAACCATACAAAGTAAAAAGCTACTAGCATTAGCATCATTAGAGTCAGTAAGACATCATGCTTCTACAGTAGATGAGGTTATTGAAAGAGCCTCAAATATACTCAGATATCAATTGACAACTTCATAATTTGAGTGTATTATATACGTTAAACAACACAGGAGAATATCTATGAGCATTACATTTGGAACAGAAGACGTTGCCAAACTAAAAAACCTTATGCAAGAAGGCGTACAAGTTATGACTGAAGTTGAGACATTAAATGAAGGTCTTAAAGATACAGTAAAGCATATTGCAGAAGAAATGGGCATCAAACCAGCAGTACTAAACAAAGCAATTAAAATTGCACATAAAGCAGAGTTTCATAAACATAGAGATGATTTTGATACTCTTGAAACAATACTTGAGAGTGTCGGCAGAGCTGATTAGTGTTAGAAACAATTTATCAATTCTGGGGTATTAAACAAGAGCATATCTTTGACGATGTGTTTACAGGTTATGAAGACCTGTACCCAGAATTTGATAAGCATACGAAAGAGACATATGAAGCAAATCCTGAAAGAACTATTGATACTGTTTTTAATCTCTATCGTAATCGTGGGATTGTCCCTATTGTATATTACACCGAAAAAGGACTCAGAAATGAAATCAAAGGGTTTCGTTCCAAGTCATATAACGGTGTGCAAGCTGGAACCATTGGACTCGGAAACAACGCCGGCCAAACTATTAATAGATTCCTCTTTACCAACATGCAAACAGCTGAACCAAAAGGTAGAGGATCAAATTCATTAAAGGATAGATTTTACGATGATGCTAAATTACGCAGGGCTATCAGAATATGCTTTGAGTTTCGCGATGGGAATCGCCTTGTATATCCTACTGCATTGCGCCGTTCATTGGAACTTGTCACAGGAGAAAACGTACAAAACTTTAAACCTCAACACGCAAGAGCTTTGGCAGAACGCTTATGTCCGGTATTGTGGGGTCGCATTTATGATTACTCTTGTGGTTATGGCGGGCGTCTCTTGGGTATTAGTAGTAGCAACCTAAACTATAAATACATAGGCACGGATCCAAACACAGAAACAATTAAATATTTAAACTATTTAAATGAACTATTAGGAGCCGATGCTGAATTAATATGTTCTGGTTCTGAAGATTATCAGTGTGAAGATATTGATCTAGCATTTAGCAGTCCACCATATTTTAATTTGGAGAAATACAGTGACGAAGAAACACAATGCATGGTTAAGTATACAACACTTGATGAATGGTTTGAAGGCTATGTCGGACCTACTATCGAGAATATCCATAGAGGATTACGAAGCGATGGAACGTTTGCAACGAACATCGCAGACTACAAAAGCTACGGCAACAAGGAATACTACGTTGTGGACAGGTGGATTGAAACTGCTGAAAAAATTGGGTTCAAACACAAAGAAACTATTAAGATGATGCTTAACACTAGACCCGGAGTAGGCAACGATAAAAAAGAAGGCAGAGAAAAATTCGAAGGAGTATACGTTTTTGAAAAACGATAAAAGAACTATAATGCAAAGTTACAAAGATGTTCCTGAGGATTCTCTGGTTCATTGGAAAGCTGATCTTAATAACACTTATTGTGTTGCTCCACATAACGAAGTTCATGTAGATCATTTTGGTGATTATGGTTTTTGTTGTCAATACAGAAAAGGCTTATTTGGAAATATTAAAACAAAACATGCAAAAGATTTCTTTTGGAATCCTGATTCTGCAGAAGTAAGAGCTAATACAAAAGAAAATGTATGGCCAGATGGTTGTGGACGTTGTCAAAAATCAGAGAACAAATCAGGATGGAGTCATCGTTTTGGTTCACAACATGAATGGAATGACCCTGCAAATCCAAGACACGAATCAAACATTAATAAATTTTCAATAGATTTTAGCAATGCATGTAATCTTAGATGTACTATGTGTAGTCCAAAACGTAGTACTGGTTGGTATAAAGATGTTAACTATTTGTTAGAAAACATGGATAGTATCCAAGAAGTTGATAGAGCAGTAGCAGGAACAAGAATGAAACAACAACAGTATATTATTCCTGCTCGTGTTGTTGATGAAAATTTAGAAGTATTTTTAGGATGTAAATTAATCGAGTGTAGCGGTGGTGAACCTTTTTATCAACCTCAGTTTTGGCATATGGTAGATAAGTTAATTGAACATAACTATACTGGAGATCTAAAGATTGTAACAAACTTGACTTTACTAGACAAAGAAAGAACTGAAAAACTAAAAAAACTTAATACTAGACTTGTAGTAAGTTTAGATGCAATTGAAGAATTATATGAATACGTAAGACCAGCAGTTGGTACGATTGGAAAATACAAAGGCGAAATGATTCAACAAAGAATTCTTGATTGTAGTAAGTTATTTCATGTAGGTTTATCTTATACTCCACAGTTACTTAACATGTATAATATTAAGCCTTATATTGAATGGCTTTGGAAACATGAGTTTTATGGAAAGAGTAAGTTAAATGATCTTACTGGTTTTAATGCGGCTCTTGTTGCTCCACAGTATCTTTGTTTACAAGTACACCCAGACATTGAATATAGAAAATACTTAGCAGATTGGATTGAAAATGAATGTTTTACTCGTTGGGATAATCCAAAAGAACATGTGTTAAGAGGTGTAGTAAATTTACTTAGAAAACCATACGAAGAAGAAGATGAAGATAATTGGAAATTCTTCTGTAAAACAACAGAACTACTTGACAAACACAGAAAAACAAGTATACTTAAATATATTCCGCAACTAGAAAAATATTGGATAAGCCCTGAATAATGAGTTATGTAGATGCATTTCACGACAGAGAAAGAGATGTTGTACACGTAGTAGAACGTGTCAACGGTAAAAGAGAATTCAAAGAAATTCCTGCCAAGTACACATTCTATTATAAAGACCCACGTGGCAAGTACACAAGTATCTTTGGTGAAAAATTAGAACGTGTTGTATGCAACACAAGTAAAAAATTTAATACTGAAAAGAAAATACACGGTCATAAAGGATTGTATGAAAGTGATGTAAATGTTATTTTTAAATCATTTGCAGAAAATTATGACCCTAGCGAAACACCAGATCTAAATATTTGCTTTTTTGATATTGAGACAGACTTTAATAAAGAACAAGGATTTGCTGATCCTAGTGATCCATTTAACGCAGTAACCGCAATCAGTATGCACAACAATTGGATGAATGCTACTATTTGCCTTGCAATTGGTCCTAAATCTATGACATTTGATCAAGCAGAAGCAGTTACTAATAAGTTTGAAAACACTATGTTGTTTAAAACAGAACGTGAAATGCTTGAAGCTTTTTTAGACTTGATTGATGATGCAGATATTTTGTCAGGATGGAATAGTGAAGGATTTGATATTCCTTATCTAGTTAATCGAGTTTCACGTGTATTAAGTAAAAGCCATACACGAAAGTTTTGTTTATGGGAAAAACTTCCTAAACAACGTGAGTTTGAGCGTTTTGGTGCAACACAAGAAACGTTTGATACAATTGGTAGAGTACATATGGATTACATGCAATTGTACAGAAAGTATACATATCATGAGATGCATTCGTACAGTCTAGATGCCATTGGTGAATATGAACTAGGTGAACGTAAAGTAGACTACGAAGGAACACTAGATCAATTATACAATAATGACTTTGAAAAGTTTATTGCATATTCTAGACAAGACGTAGACTTGCTTGTAAAATTAGATAAGAAACTACAGTTTATTGATTTAGCAAACGTACTAGCACATTCTAACACAGTGTTGCTACAAACAACAATGGGTGCGGTTGCACAAACAGATCAAGCTATTATCAATGAAGCACACTCGCAAGGACTTATTGTTCCTGACAAACGTTATGATAAAGATACTACACAAGCCGCAGGTGCTTATGTTGCTACGCCTAAAAAAGGTTTGCATAAGTGGGTTGGAAGTATTGACTTAAACAGTCTATATCCTAGTATTATTCGTAGTTGTAATATGAGTACTGAAACTATTATTGGTCAAGTACGTCATACTTACACAAAAGAAATGATTGAGAATGCAAAAACAGTAGCTGAAGCATGGGAAGGTCGTTTCGCAACACACGAATATGAACTTGTTATGAAAAAAGATATTGAAGAAATATTACATTTAGATTTTGAGGATGGAACTAGTTTTGAAGCCACTGGCGCAGAGATATATGAAATTGTGTTTAACAGTGGACAACCTTGGATTATTAGTGCTAATGGCACAATATTTACGTATGAGAAAAAAGGTATTATTCCTGGATTGCTAGAACGTTGGTATGCAGAACGTAAAGAGCTACAAGCTAAAGCACGTGAAGCACGTGAAGAAGGTGGCGATAAATTTGCATATTGGGATAAGCGACAGTTGGTTAAAAAGATTAACTTGAACAGTTTGTATGGTGCGTTACTTAATCCTGGAAGTAGATTCTTTGATAGTAGACTAGGACAAAGTACAACACTAACAGGTCGTTGTATTGCAAAACATATGGCCGCAGAGCTTAATAAGATTATTGCAGGTGAATATGATCATCAAGGTAAAGCAATTGTTTATGGTGATACAGATTCCACATACTTTAGTTCATATCCTATGTTAAAAGACCAAATTAAGAACAATGAAATTAATTGGGACCGAGATAATATTATTCAATACTATGATGCAATATGTGAAGAAGTAAACAAAACTTTTCCTGGCTTTATGAGCAGAACATTTCATACTACATTAGAACTAGGCCAAATTATTGCAGCTGGTAGAGAAATGGTAGGAAGTAGTGGATTGTTTATTACAAAGAAACGTTATGCAATGTTGGTGTTTGATAACGAAGGCAAACGTGAAGATGTAGATGGTAAAGCTGGTTATATTAAAGCTATGGGTTTAGACTTGAAACGTAGTGATACTCCACCATGGATGCAAGACTTTTTAAAAGACGTATTGCTTGAAGTATTAACCGATGCCGAAGAACAAGACATACTTGAGAAGATTATTGAATTTCGTAAAGAATATAGAGAAAAGCCAAGTTGGCAAAAGGGTAGTCCTAAACGTGTTAATAACTTAACCGCTTATAGAGGTAAGATGGCTAAGTATGATAAAGATCGTAAAAATGCACACGCCAATGGTAAGAGTGTAAAAGATATTAAAAAACCAGCAATGCCTGGACATGTTACAGCCGCATTGAATTGGAATAAGCTAAGACAAATTAACAGTGACAATTATGCAGTAGAAATTACAGACGGCATGAAAACTATTGTTTGTAGATTAAAAGATAACCCTATGGGATTCACAAGTGTAGGATATCCTACAGATGAAACAAGGCTTCCTGAATGGTTTAAAGATCTTCCTTTTGATGATGATCATATGGAAGAAGTAGTAGTTACTAAAAAGTTAGAAAACTTACTTGGTGTATTGGATTGGGGTTTAGACAAAGCCGCGGCTAAAAACACGTTTAATAGCTTGTTTGAGTGGTAAAAACCTAGCATTTACTGGGTTTATACACTGTAGACATTTTAGCTATTTTATAGTATAATATAACTATATGTTTACAAAAGTTAAATACTTAGTGATTAAAGTATTATTAGCAATAGCATTGTTGTTTACACAAACAGCCAATGCGGCAGAAATAACTAATAAAGACTTTGCATATAAGATCAAACATTGTGTTGAATCAATATATGCCAATAAATCAACATATCCAAAATCAAAACAAATTCCATTAGAGCTAATAATAGCACAAGCCGCACATGAAAGTGCTTGGGGTAAAAGTAGATTTGCCGTAGAAGGTAATGCATTGTTTGGTGTTAGAACTTGGAATCCAAACGAACCTCAACTAAAAGCAAAAGGTGCACCAGATGCACCATGGGGTGTTAGAAGTTATAATAACTGGTGTGAAAGTATAGAACATTATTTCTTTATATTAGAAACACATCCTGCTTATGAACAATTTAGAAATGAATTGGAATTTCAAAACACAATCTCTAAACAACCAGATCCAATTAATCTTATACTATATCTTTCACCATGGAGTGAACAAGGACCTAAGTATGTTAGGTTGTTACAAGACATTTTAGCATGTCTTTATAAAAAATCATTTTTTAAAAATCTATAATTAAAAGGTTGACAAGTAAGACTTCTTAGTGTTAAACTATAGTTGTTGGCTAAATAATTATAGGAGATATTAAATGGCTACTACAGATAATGCAATTCAATACGACATTCTGTTTGTAAAAGAATTGCTTCCATATATGAATTTAAAAAAATCACAAGAGAAACATCTAATTGAATTTACAAAAATGGGCATCATGCAACGTGAAACTATTGCAGAAATGGCTATGGCAACAGTAGGTAATTTTGAAGGTGATAGTACACAAGGGCGTGATTTTTGCGATGGCTCAGATGCTAAGACTGTAACAAGTAACTCTCGCAATAATAATAAAGCAAAAGGCTCTTGGATGAACAGTTTTGAAGTTCGAAATGTTAATACAAAAACTGGAGATCTTCGTGTAATTGCATATAATAAATTACTTAAAAAGTTTCATTATTTTTATATTCCAAATTATGCATTTGCACATTTGCGTTCAGCACTTACAATTGTTATTGAGCAAGCAACATGTCATATTGGTGAGCCTAACTTTACAGGTGTTCCAGATAGAAATCGTAAGTTTTGGGAATACGAATGTAGTAGTTTTGAAGAAATGTGCAATATGCAACCAGTTAACTTAGACAAATGGGAGATAAAGAAGTATGGTAACGCAACTAGGAATTGACATTAATAAAGCAATATCAGAAGTAGATATGCTTAGTAGACGACACGGTGGTCCATTTGATAGAGGTGGTGCAGATAGTTATTATAGGAGAGGTTATAATCCTCACTATTATACAGCCGACTCTATACAAAGTGATCGTGTAGAACAAGAAGATATGACAGATATTGAAATTGAAGAATATCGTAAAGGATATCAGGAAAACGAAGACGACGGCAATTTCAAAGATTGGGGTTAATAATTATGGACGCACTCACACTATGGATGGCAATAGGATTTCTATTTGCCGGCTATTCAGTAATAGCAAATGATTCAGTTCAAACACTTGGAACATGGATCGCATCAAACAACGAAAAAGTTAATTGGAAAATTATGTGGGTAGCGGCTTCAGCAGTTCTCCTTTATACTTTGTGGTATGGGTGGACAGTAAACGGTGGTGACATCAGTTACGGACGACTTAACAGAATTCCATTTCAAGAGATACAATGGTACCATGCTATGGCACCAGGACTACTACTAATACTTACAAGAATAGGTGTGCCAGTTAGTACAAGTTTCTTAGTACTAAGTGCATTTGCAAGCACATTTGTATTAGAAAAAATGCTTATGAAAAGCATGATGGGTTATGCAGTTGCGGCAGTTGCGGCATACATTATTTGGATAGGAGTTACTAAACTACTAGACGAAGCAAAGCCTGTTAAAGAAGAACACAAATTATATTGGCGTGTAGCACAATGGATAACCACAGGATTCCTATGGTTTACTTGGTTAAGTCATGACATGGCCAATATTGCAGTATTCTTACCAAGAGAGATTCCATGGGATCTAATGGTATTGATTAGTATTGTATTTGTTGTAGGACTTGGATATATGTTCCGTGAAGGCGGAGGTAAAATCCAAAAAATTGTTATTGAGAAACACAATACTCGTTATGTAAGATCTGCTACAATTATTGATGCAGTATATTGGTTAATCTTGTTCTTCTTTAAAGAACTAAATGATATTCCAATGTCAACAACATGGGTATTTGTTGGATTACTTTGTGGACGTGAACTAGCTATGGCAACTATGACTGGCAAAGAAAAGTTTAGAACAGTGTTTCCACTAGTTACTAAAGACTTCTTAAAAATGATGATTGGATTAGGTGCATCGGTAGGTGTAGTTCTAGCAATTCATTACATTATTGTTCCAAACGGACTATAAAAAATCAAATTAATTTAAAAACCCTTGTTTTATAAGGGTTTTTTTATGACTTTTTTTGGCTTATCTGGTTGACAAGTAAGATATCTTACTGTATACTGTATATATAAAGTTAGAAATTAGGAGATATAATATGTGGGTATGTAAACATTTAGAACCAGCAGTAGATGCTTTAAATGCTTTGATTCCAGCGGATGGTCCTTGTGTCAATCCTGTTAAGAATCGTAAACTAGATCAGTTCCGTAAAGCACAGAACGTTGTACATGATATCTTTAATAATGGATTAGGTAATCGTGGTAAAAGTTTAAAATGTATGGGATTACAGAAACATGATCTAATGTTGCCGTTTAGTCAAGGTGATTATCATCACCCAGGTGACTTTGATCAAATTGAACGTGTAATTACTCCTATTATGGAACAGAAAATTTATGATGCATGTGCAGAACAAAACATTACTTTAAAGGTAAAGGAGACTGTATAATGAAACAGAATTCATTAGAAATGTTACTTGATATGGGTTGGACATTTTTTAAATCTTTTATTAAATGGACATTAATTATTTGGTTTTTTATATTTGCATTGGGTGCTTACTTAGCTGAAGCAAGTGAAACAGATCCAGCCGTTAAGATGAGCAAAAGTGAAATTTGTCATGCTACAGATAGTTCTTATTACAAACGTACAAAGAACTTTACTGCTTACGAAACATTAGAAGATTGTTTAGAAGCAGGTGGACGTCTTCCAAAAAACTATACAGTAAAGAAGGAATCTTAATATGAAATATGTTATTGAAACTCAAGTTAGAGAAAACTATGCCGCACACGATGAAGATTATAAGCATGGTGTAGATCAACCTTATTGGAAGAACAAAAGTGGTTCAACATATATTGTAGAAGCACCAGGTGAACATATTGATGTTGCATATGAGGTTGCAGATCTTGTTACTTCATCAAATGAAATGTTTGAAGAAACAATATTTGATGTTACCGCAGTTGAAGATGATTATGAATCAGAGTATGTTAAGGATCAAAAAAGATATGATCCTGAAGGATACGATACATTGTATTTGGATAATATTATTCGTCAAGGTAAAAGTGGCGACTGGTATATGAAACGTGGATACATAGTAGGTGGATTTCAAAAAGGTACTGAGTACGATCACCTTGTTGGTAAGTTCATTGGTAACATAGATAATCTTACTAAAGGTAAATGTGTAATGAAAGTTACAGACAACAAAAAGGAATACATCTAATGTGGTTTTTAGTATTGGTCATGTTAACTGCAAGTGATGGATACAAAGTAGTAGAGGTTGGAGAGTTTGTTGATGAAACATCTTGTAATAATGCAATGATGATAGTTTCGTCAGAACAAACAAACACTTCAAATGTTTTTATATGTTTAGAGGAACCAAAAAATGAAGAACAATAAGCAAGCATTAGTAGAAAAATGGACTACTAAAATTAAACAAATGTCACCAACGTTAAGTGACGATCAAGTTAAATTGCTAGCAGAATGTGCGGCAGAAGCAGAAATAGCAAATAATAAAGGTTGACAACACCAAGATATCTTGCTATAATATGTGTATAATTTAAAAAGAAAGAGGCAGAAACTATGAGAGTACTAGCTAACATTATTGGAACTGTTATGAACCTAACTGTTATTGTAACAATAGGATTACTTACAACAGGTATATGGCCAGTTAAAGCTGACACAACAGGTGTGATGCCTGAATACGAAGTACTTAATACAAATGCATATTTGATGGACACAGTTATTGAAGGTCCATATGACAAATATGATTTGCAATGTCTAGTAGAAAATATGTATTTTGAAGCACGTAACGATGGTTATGCAGGCATGTATGCTACAACAATGGTTGTTATGAATCGTGTATCGGATCCACGTTATCCTGATACAGTTTGTGGAGTAGTACATCAAGGTCCTGTTAAAGAAAGTTGGAAAACAAAACAGACGCCAGACAAGAATGATGCAGTATACTTTCCTATTAAAAATAAATGTCAGTTTAGTTGGTACTGTGATGGTAAAGCTGATATAATGTATAACGAAGAAGCAGTTTATCTTGCTACAGATATTGCAAAATTGGTACTTGATATTAGTACAGGTGTTTATGGTGACCAGACATTTACTGTAGATATTACAGAAGGTGCTACACATTACCATGCAACATACGTAAGTCCAAATTGGATACATGATCGTGGCATGGCTCGAGTTACACAAGTAGGAACTCATATCTTTTATCGTTGGGGTCAGTAATTGAAAAGAACACCTCAACAATTTAAAGAACCTCGATATCTTACAGACAAATGGTTTAGTGTTTTTACTCTAGGACACGACGAACCAGGCATACGAAATTGGTTAGATGATGGAGAAAAAAATCAAGGCCTTGCTCCAGGATACACAGAACATAGTGTAGAGTATTATATAAACGAGTGGCGTTATAGAGGCAAGTTAGTTCCTGATACAGGTGCAGATGCGGCATTTGGTTGTAGCTATACATTTGGATATGGAGTAAGTACATGTTGGGCTGAATTAATTGGTGCAGTAAATTGTGGTATTAATGGTGCAAGTAATGATCAAATAACAAGAACTGCAATATCATATTGTAAGACTTTTAATCCAAAAAACATTTATGTATTATGGTCTTTCAAAGAAAGACGAGAACATGTTCAAGAGTCTGGACTTTATAAATTTAGAAATCTATCTAATGAAGCTATTAAACAAGAATTAAAAAATCCTACTTGGATAAGTTCGTATGCTTCGTTAATGAATGATCAAGCAGACGAATACAACTATCAAAAAAATAAAATATTGCTAGAAAGTTTTTGTACAACAAATAATATAAATTTACATCAATCTACAATATCTACATTACCAAAAGAAACTTATCCATTAGCCAGAGATAGTGATCATCCAGGTGAGGAATGGCATATTAACATGGCTGGTATTATATGTCAATAGACCCACGTAATGGTGCATATTTAAAGAGATTTGCTGAGGATTATATGTTTGAGCATTGGTTAAACGATCTAGAAAATAAAGGCGGTTACCTTGCGTCTAGTTATGTCAATTGGAACATACTACATAGTCCATTACATGATGTTGTAAAACAATTAGAACACTTTAGAAGTCTACCATTTGAACAGATACTTGAATTCCATGAATCCGAAGTAACAAATAATGAAATGCAAGATAGAAATGTTATGGAAGATGTAAGCAAAATATTTTATCTTACCGAGTGTGTACAATACGAAGAACTAAGATTTCATCCACAAATTATACACGAGCCTTGGGCTAATAGATACAGAGTACATCCTGGTAGCGGCAGGCTTATTGCGTTATGGTTAAATGGTTATGAAAGTATCAAAACTATATACACACATTTCAATGAACCAGCATTTATTCCACCTGGAGAATGTTTTAAAATAACAAATAAACGACAAGCATATAAAGAATTTCAGTTTTCAAGGCAAAGCGATCTTCTTAGCATAGAAACGTATTCAGCATTTCCAAAAACTAAAAATGATTGTGTGAGAACCCATCACTACGATCATGAATGGGAATGGAAACATATAACCACTGATATTGATTGGAAGTTTATGAGGTTTAGCGAAGGGCCAGAATTTTTAGAACATAAGTCTACTTGGAGAAGTTATATTATCGATGCTTGGGAAGATCTAAGAAATGATCATATACAAATTGGATCATGTCAATTTAACTTTGAAAAAGGTAGGGTT